GTCAGCAAATTTCTAGCCTACAAGGATTGTATGGTCAGAATAGTCCATATGCTACACAGCTACGTAATACTCTAAATGCGAGGGCTGCTCAAACAGGCCGGCGTAGTAATGTTGCTGGTCGTGAAACACAGTTCCAAGCACAGTTAGCCGATAGGGCCGCTTCTATGGCACCAACTCTCATGCAGCTCAATCAAGCTAAGGGTGGGTTACAAAATAACAACATGAATCTACTTCTCCAAGGAATGAATAAACTAGGTGGATGGAAAAAGCTAGGTGATTTGTTTGGTGGTGGTAATGCTCTACAAGATAACTTTTCATTAAGTAACAACCTGTACGACTACAATTCTTTAGGAACAGGACAACCATAATGGACGGCCAAACTCTACAACAACTGTTTTCTGGGACTAATCCTTTTCTTGCCCAAATGGGAGAACAGGCGTTTAACCTAGATCAACAAAAAAAGCAGGCTGATCTTGCTTCTACTCTTGGAGTGGAAAAACGTGCTGTGGAGAATCATCCACTAGAACAACAAGTTAAGCAAGCTAACATCCGTCAGAGTGATGCTGCCGCTGGCTACAGCACATCCATGAAGAAGCAGATTGATGACAACCTTGCTGTTCTTGGTCAAATCCCTATGTCGGATAGAGTGAACAACCACATTGCTAAAATGCGTGGTGAGCTGTCTGAGTCACAGCTAAAGCAAACAGATGCAGAAATGCAAGGACTGTTAGGGGCCGCTGCTGCGGCTGCTAAGAATAGGGGCACTCTTCCTTTAGGCTACACACTACAAAATCCTAAGCATGCTGAGTATTTTAAGAACCCTCAAGGGGCTGCACTAGCAATGCAAATTGCAAAAGCCTACTTTATGAATAAGCCTACGGAACTGGCTGCTGTATCTAACGATGCTCGTGAAACTTCTCGTGCAGTGCAAGTGGCAAACATTGGTGCTGCTGCTAGAGAAAAGGCTGCTACTCTTTCAGCACAACGGGCTGCATTAAAGCCGCCAAAGACTAACACTGAGGCAGCCTACTACTATCAACGTATGGCTGAAACTGCTGAAACTGAAGCAGAACGTGATGCTTACATGGCTAAGGCTGAACAAGCTAGAGAAGCTGAGAAACAGAAATGGATTCAACAAGCTATTCTTGCTGCTCAACAACGTATGGCCGGCGGTGTTAATCTAGAAGGTCAAGGGGTTGACACTAATCCTCTACCCGGAGCTAGCGTACCACAAGGACGATCATCAGCCCCTGCTGCTAAACCAAAAGGTGACGGATCGAAAGACAACCCAATTGTATTAAGGTAATTAATGGCACACTATCAATATGAAGGACTTCACTTTGAACTTCCAGATGGTCTTTCAAATGATGAAGCTATTGCTAAAATTGAGAAGTCATAGTCTCCTAAAGATTTAAAATCAGTAGGAGCGTTATTCATAAAATCAGTGGAGAATTCACCAGCCATGTTATTTCCTTAAGGTTTAGTTGTGCCTAAATCAGTCCAGGTTACTACACCTAAATTACTAATTGTGGCTCTCCAATAATGTCCATTAGGACTCTTCATGACAGGGCCTTTAGTTGTACTGTCAGTGATTATGTCATCTGTTGTGTCTACCCCCTTAACTGTACGGCTTACTGAATTAAGGCCAGCATAACCAGAAACAGCATCCTTGTTAGCAGTATCTTCTTTTGCTGAAAGCAAAGTATCGGCAGCAGTTTTAGTGTAGGCATCAGTAATACCATATCCAGCAAGAGAAGTCGGAGTAGCTGTAATAGAGCTAAAAGGAAAGCCACTTGAAAAACTATTAATTAAAGTTCTTAGTTTTTCATACCAGTCATTCCAATAACCACTACCTGGAGCTACCCCCACAGGAAGAGGAGGTAGTTTATTAGCCATTTAGATTACCCACCCAGCATCAATAAATAAAACAACTAGAATATCATGTGTGTTTGTGAAAGCACCATTAGTTGTAACATCAACTCTAAGTTCTTCACCAGCATTAGTTTGTTGACCATCAACAGAAGTTACTCGTTTGTATGCATTTTGAGAAGTAAAATCAGCTTGTGTAAAGATTAAGTTAGTTGCTGGATTCCCTGCAGAGTATGGAGTTACAGTAATTGTACCAGTGAACGCCGCGCTGCTTCGTGCTGAAACCCCTACTAGTTTACCCGACACAGGGAGAACAAATTTAGTATCATCTGTCCAACCATATGGATTTAACGCAGTGGTTGCGCTAGCAGCAATATTACTTTTAGTAAAAGGAACTGTAATTAAGTTCCCCCAAGAATATGTAGTCTCAGCACTTACGTTACCTTCAAGAAGAACATCAAATGTATAAGAAGAATCATATCTAATTTGTAGAGTAGACGCCCCAGACACTGTGTTGTTTCTCACGGTAACTCGATTACCTGAGTTTACATTAATTCCATATTTGATTCTATCGGTTGCTCCGGTATCATCAATAATTGTATTACCCTCAATTAACACATCGTAGTTTTGTGTTGTTGGGTAGGAGGAAGAAAGAATGATACCAGCAGTGTCAGTCCCAATGGGGGTGTAGTTTGCTGGGTTTCTAATAGTGTTTTTAGCAATGGTAACTTGTTTAGCACCAATAATACCAATGGCGCATTTACCATAACTTAGTGCCGCTAACCCATAAACACTTCCCCTAAAAGTATTTCCTACAATGGATACATCCAGTGCTTCACTTCCTGCATCATTGTTTTCAGTAAAGATATGCCGTAAGCAATCAAGAAAGACATTACCTTGAATAGTAATCCCTTTAATTGGATAAGAACTACTTCCTGCAAAAAAGACACCACATGCATCTACTAAGCCTGTTCCTGCGTCTTCTAAACGAGTGACTTTTTCAATGTGATTACCAATAATTTGGTGGTTTCCCTGCACCGTTGGACGAGTACCTGTATACGCACTTCCTGTTCTAACATCAACATTGTAGTTACGTAATTCAATACCATTTTCCCAAATGTCAATAAAACGATTGCCAATAGCAATTAGGTTAGCACAATCACGTAGTTTAATACCACCATCTACAATGTCATGGAAATAACAGTTAGTGACAATCAGACTTGGTAAGAGATACCCAGCAATAGCGGGAACAGCATGACCAAAACTAAACAAGGTGCGGTTACCATCAAATTCAATATTGTCAAAACGAACACCTTCTACTTCATCTGGTACAAGTACCATGGGTTGTACAGTAGCACCAATCTTTTTAATCTTACCACCACCAAATACTATTTGATTGTCAACAAAACCAGTGATGTTACCTGTGGTGGCAAACGTATATCCTTTAGGAAGATATACTGGCTTGCCTGTGGCAATAGCAGAAGTTAATGCTGTGCTGTCGTCGGTAGTACCGTCCCCTGTTGCTCCAAATAAAAGAGGGTTAGCGACATAATCAAAGGTAGCAGCATCCACAGCATTTAGCCAAGTGCTAGTTACCGTAGTACCTGCTGAAAAGTTAATAGAAGCTGTCATGTAGTTCCTTTGTTAATATCTACTTCAATGTCCTGAATTCTCATCGGAAAATTGTCTGCATAAGTGAATTTGAAGATGCGTTGTCTAAACCAGCCAAGTTGATAGGTAGCCGACAAGTCTTGTTTAAGTTCAATTGTTCTAGCAGTGTTGAATGTCTCATAATCGTCATCACTCCACTGCACAGAAATTGTGCTACTAGCAGAAGGACGATCGCCAAGGATGGCAAGTCTGTGCATTGTTTTTCTATTCAATGTACCAAAATCATTTGCTTCAGTGATGATGCTGCAAGTAAAGTTTGTTCCAGCATCGCGGTAAACACTCTCATCAAACTTATACACTGCACTTGTACTATTATCTAAAGCAAAGTATGTACGAGCATTGCTGGTACTAATTACGTTAGTAGACATGAGAATATCAAACGTGCTGTTAGCTTGGAAAGCAAACCGAGTAACTAGTCCTGTATCTACGTCAATAGCCCAACTCTTACCACTACCTGCATTAACTAAATAGAATGTGTGGCCTTGGAAAGAAACAATAGCCCCTACCCAAGTAGCAATACTGTCAGTTACAGTGTTTAAATAACGACTAATAGAGGGAGTACCAATTGATTCAATCTTAAAATCCTTAAGCATGAAAACATCAGGCTGTCCTGATGCATCACTACCAATGTAGTAAATGGTGTTTCCATAAACAGCAAAGCCTGCAAGATAGGTATTAATCTTAACAGGCGTGTCGTTTCTTTGCAACGGACTGTCGGGGGCCGCCACTGCGGCGTCCCAAAAGTATTCTACTGACGTTTTACCAAAAGCAATAATGTAGTTGTTTAGTTTAGCAATCTTAACAACCTTGTCTGCTTCCATTTCTGTAGCAATGAAAGTATCGGCTACAAACGAAAGAGGGTTGTTAAGCTTACTGTTCCAAATATTAGCTGTGTTGGTCTCTGCAATAAACAAATAACCATCCAGGAACACTGGGGTAGGATGATGTGCTGGAATGGCAACGTCAGATGCTGTTTCCACTGTGTTAGCAGTGTCAATGGTAATAATCCCGCTTGTGGCAGACCCATCACTTGCAACTACTTTAACAGTACCATCATCATATAGAAACTCACAGAATCCAACTGCACCTGTGCTAGTAGCAAAAGCATTTGTTAGAGTAGTGCTAGAAGCAGTGCCGACGTTATAGACATAAACATTACGCCCAACACAATACAGTAGTTTGTTTTCATCTGCCCAGAAATGCATACCCCGAATATTAGAAGCAGCCACTGAAGCAATGGCACTTGCTGTACCACAACGCTTAACAACAAACCTACGTTGGTCTCCTGTTTTACTTTGCTTCACAATCTCCATAAAAACATTGAGGTAGTCTTCGTCTTTACCTGCAAGGCCACCATCACGAGTGGCAATTTCACGAAACAGAGAAACTCTTTCTGATGAGTAAGTGTCTTGTGTAGGTGCTTTGCTGTATGCCATTAGTAACCTCGATCTGGAGAAATAAAGAAACTTGCGTCCTCCTGACCAACCATTAAAGCATCTTCAGTGTACATCTTAGCTTCTTGCATAAGCAATTGTCTATCAGGAAGAGGGACACCCCATTCAGGAGCAAGCCTAACAGCAAGATTATAAATTAAAGCACTGTACCACTCTTCAGGAAAATCCATTGTTTCTGCAGAAGAAGTAAAATACTGAAAAGGCCTTTGATACACTAAAGTAACCGTAGCAGTATTACTACTTGTTGGGGTTGGCCAAAAACTAATAGTACCATAGTTTATAAAAGGCTGGTAGTTTACTTTTAAAGGGCTGTCTGAGTTTGACGTAGGAAGTTGGTTATACTCTTGACGAGAAATAACTTCCATAGGAATCTTAGCATTATTTTCTGTTCTAATTGCTTGTAGCAGTTTAACAGGAAAAGGGGTGTCTAAGGTCATTCCTGTACCAATTGTATAAGTGCCCGTAGTAGGAGTGAAGGTGTGTTCAGAACGTGCCCATAGAGGCATCCCAACGGCCCTCAGTTGAGAGATGACAGTGTTTAGTGCCATCATTCCATCTGAGTAGTTTTGAGTGCTGGGGGTCTGTCCTTCAGCCAGCACCCCCAGCTTACGTAGGGCGCTTTCAATAATCTGATTGCGCGTAAGTTGATATGCGTATGTACCAGAGGTTGCCATTATACGTGTCCATTTCCATTAAGGTCAGAAAGAGTAGTGTATGGTATTGTGTTGTTATCTGCTTGCATACAGTCTGCTGTCCCTAAATCAGCATAGCCCGATCTAGTGGAAACATCACAATAACTAACAAAAACATCTGTTCCATCTTTGCTTACAAACTCAGGAAAGGCTGTCTCTCCATGTACTTTAATCAGTGTTTGTGGATGACGAGGCTCATAGTCTTTTTTACAAACATAAAGCCCCGTCCATTCCTTTTTAATTTCTGTAGAAGGGAACCAAAATCCGCAGCGATGGCACGCGAACTTATATCCTTTTCCCGGCCAGCCAATGCGTTTCATAAAAGCCCTTTAAGGTTTTTGAACTACTTCATGAAGACGCAGTTCAAAGGTATTTTCCATTTTATCAAGCCTAGTCCAAAGCTCATCTTTGAAGTCACGAAATTCTTCACGTTTAAAGTAAGTATCCTTAATATGTTGAATATCTTGTCGTTGTGAGTTAAGCTGTTCTTTGTTAGTATCGTTTGCTTGCTTCATAAAATACATTGCCACCCCCAAAAGGCCGTTAATGATTAATGAAATAATGAGTTCATTCATGCCCGCTCTCTTTGGTATTCATATGCCCCAAGTGAAGGGGGGTTGTACATCACTTTTCTACTGGCGTCTAATACATAACCAAGGTGACTACCCGCAGAGATCAAAGAGCTATTACTATTTGTAATAACGTTGTTCCCGTTAAGGTATGTAGTACCTGATGCTATGTTACTAGTAGCAGCAGAATGTCCCGCTTCAAACTCAGTCAGTGTAGTGTATTCGGTAGCTCCTAGCTTAAACCCAACATTAGGTCTAAAGTAGTTTTTAGTGAACACCCAAGAAGAGTCATTTACTCCTGTCGTAGCTAAAGAAACATGACGAATGTCTTGGTTAAAGACACAATTTTTTACTGTGATATTAAAGTTAGCTCCATATGAAGAGGGAGAATCCTCTAGGAAAATAGTACCCTGACGAGTCACTGTCTGGTCTTGTGTTCCGGAAAAAGTACAGTTGTAAATATTTACAGTACCATCAACCTCTGTTGCATTATCATCTGCAAGATCAAAGAAAGTGGTTAAGTTTTCTCCAGTTACTGTGATGTGTTTAATGTTGATAACAGCGGCGGTAGTAAGGATTTGGGCTGGGACGGTGGAACTGGAACGTACTCGAATTACAGGTAAAGTGTTGCCACCCCCAAAGAAACCCTTTTCAATATTAATCGTACCACGTACATTGCTTAATAAAAAACCAATTTGGGCAATAGGGCTTTCACTTTTTACGTGAAACCGTTTAATAGTAATACCACCAGTACCATCCATTAACAACATAATTTGTTTAGACATGTCTTTCTTAAAGAAAGTACAATCTTTAATTAACAAAGACGCTTCATGTCGGCCAGCCTCATGGTACATTTGAAAACAGTCACCCAGACCATTTTTACCTACATCGTTTCCTCGTACATCTGTATTGGGATATTTGAATTCACAGAATTCAATTTTATCTACACTACCCGCACGATAGGAATTAGTAGCAGTAGCCCCAAAAGTTACATTATCTTGAGCAGTATTACTAATTTTTCCATACTGCAACGTAATGTTGAATTTATAGGCTGTTATACCCACGTTAGGGCCAAAAATAGAAAAACGTTTTAATACAGCAGTACCAGTAGCACTTGTAGCACTAGAGGCGCCGGCGGCTACCCCGCCACCTAGTGTGTCGTTACTGATAATAGAGAAATCAGTAATAGTGGTACCACTTCGGGCATTTGGAATATTGATGCCTGCAAAAGAAGTAATTCCCTGTAGGTCAAGAGTCCACAATCCTTCATGGCTCCCCGCGGTTCTTACTGCCTTTGTTGGCTGTAGTTGAGAAACATCATCAGCAGGTAAGTTTAAAACTAAGACATTAGAAGCAACTCCATAACCCTGATAAGTTAGAGAGTTATTTGGAACAGTAATAACACCACCAGTGGAAACAGTACCGTTTTTAATGTTAATGGTATCGCCGTTAGCTACAGTGTTTGACCCACTTTGGCCTGGAATAAGTTGCCAAGGAGTAGACGTAGTCAACCCATCATTAGCGTTATTTCCATTTTCAGGATCTACATAATACGTTGTAGCCATTATGCAGCATCCACGTAGTACACAATGTAGGTACCCAGAGTAATGTCAGCAAAAATACCATTATCCATAAGCACCCCTACTCCAGGCCCCGCAGGATATAACAGCGCACCGGCGGTGGCCGTAGACTCCGCTGAAATAGGAGCAGTACCAGAAGCAGCCGTATTGTCATAAATTGTGATGTTGGTACCAGCAGTAGTTACCTTAACTGCATATAAAATACAAGCACCAGTGACCACAATACCGTCAGCGGACACGACTGCTTTTTTAACTACAGGGCCGCCGGCAAGGCGATCAAACTGTGAAAGTTCTCCAGCAAGTGGAGCAATGTCCAATTGACCAGTAGTGTTGCCTTTAGCAGGAACCCATTTTCCAGATTGCCCGTTAAAGTCTTCACTTGTTTTTAGATGAATAGTTGCATGTTGTGCCATGATAATCTCCTAGATTGGCTTTCGCTTGAGGCATCAAACGTAAATGTAAAGAGGGGGCTTCCCACCCCCATTGCTGTTTCTTCTTTTAACGTAGCTAACAGGTAACCTACGAGACGTTTGTTAGTCGTCTACCGCTTCACCTGGACCAGCCACGAAGAAGTCGATAATCACATAACCAGTGCCACCAGCAGTGCTGGAACCAACAGTGTATGTTACAGTAACAGGAGCATCTACCGTAAGTTTAGTTAGTACGGATACGCCCGAAGACACACCCGCATTTACCAGACCTACTTTAGTAGTTGCCATTGAAAACGCTTCAAGAATCCCATCCGCGTCTGAACCTAGACCAACAGTAAAAGAGCCAGCGGCCGTTGACGCATTGACGTTCTGTAGAACGTGTACACCAGTGACTACTGCATCTTTTGGAAGCCACGCTTTAGTCGTGGCACTATCAGTACGAGCAACTGGAACAATCAGTTGTAAGGTACAGCGACGCTTTGGATAGGAGAGAGTAGGGTTAGTATAACTCATTATCTCTCCTTAATTTTATAAGCCAGGGGAACCGTAAACACCACGACGGTCGGTAAAGCCAAAGCTATAACGAGCTGTCGCCTTATACTTAGCGTTCTCAGTGTCAAAGTCCTCATCCATAGCAAACTCATCGCCACGTCGCTCGAAATACTTTAGACCATCCTTAACATCAGTTAGAATGAACCAAGCAGCGGCGTCGGTTAGGTAATGGTTAACAATGGTTTCAGGAATCAGACCCATATTCTTAACGGCGTTAATATCGTTAAGATCAGTACCTACACGGCCTTCGGTCTTCAGAATACGGCTTGCCTCAAACATCAGTTCCTTAGGAATGACTAGCTTGCGAGGACGTACAGCAATCTTTAGACCACGGTCATTGGTGAAACCGGCAATGTCAATACAGGCTTGCTCAAGAGCAGCTTCTGACAGGTCTACAGGAGAGCTAGGACCGTTTGTATAAGTACCACCTGCCACGTTAGGGGCAGTAGCATCACCAGCTGTACCAGCGGCTACAATTAAGGTAGCACCATCACCACCGCGATAGGAGGTATTCCAGGCGCGGTTGTATACGTTAGCACCGATGATTTCCTTAGTTTGACGCATAGAGAAAGCTAGGGCTTGCGCCTTCTTCTTTGCTACAATGTCATACTGGTCGTCATCAAACGCTTCACGAGTAACCATAAAGCCTAGGCCGTATGTTACATGTTGATAGCGTGAGGTAAAACCTTGACGCATACTGTCATAAACAATACCACCGGCTTGGTCTTTAACTACAGCTAGACCCAGACCTGAAGTACCTACGTCCTCTTCAAAAGCACGCCGTGAGGTGTTCTTTTCAAAGAGCTTGTCCCATTCTACGGGATATTCTGCATATGCTTGACCAAACCAAGTATTAACACCTGGCCATAGGCTTTTTGCAAAGCTAGAAGTAGTGATAATTCCACTCATTGATTATTCTCCTTAAATACCAGTAGTGCCTACGCTCTTATACTGATGGCGATTAAAACGCACAAGCAGTTTAGCGGAGGCGCCCATTACATTGTCGGGGCGACGAACAAAACCAAGAATTTGGAAGTTCAGGGTTGAAGTTGGAGCTTCCGTACCAAAATCTAGGTAAGCAGGAGAAACAACAGTAGCAGAAGTACGAGTACCGTTAGCATGGCTGGCGTTTAGACCAACATCGGCAGCAGTGGGAGTACCATTTGATGCTTCAACTTCCATAACAACATCAGGAGCGTCAGCAACAAGAATATACCCAGCACCTGAAGCAGCAATTTGAGCAGCAGCAGGAAGGTCAAGAGCAGTTGAACCTGTGGTCATTCCACCAGCAGGATCAAACTTAGAGTGCATCACACCGACAACAATACCAATAGGCACATCAGTAGCGCCACACAGATCAGCGGTGGGAATGCCGTTAGCATCCGTAGTACCACCAAGTTTTACAACATCATTTACTAGGATTTCATCTGCAGCAGATGCAACATAGTAAAGGTTGGCTTGTCCAATGTAAGGAGCACCAGTTAGGTGCTTTACAGGGCGAAAGCCGGAAATACGAGAAGTATTAGCCATTAGCTTATTCCTTTATTAAAATTAAAACAAGCGATGGCCCAAAGAATCAATTGACTTCTAGCTTGCCATAATCGGCAGCACGTCGGGCATCGCTCTTCATCGTTGCCTCAATTGCATCAATTTCTGCTTGTTTAGCGCGTTGGTCGTCTTTATACCAATCATCAGGGATTCGCATAATGACAGCCTTAGTACCTTGACCTACAGAAAAATGAGCAGCCGAGCCTACAGAACTTGTATTGTCAACACGCTTATTACCAACTGCACCTACTTGTTCTGTGGTACAGACTTCATAGCCAATACCTTTCAGTAGTTCAACACGATCATCTACATCGTTTACAATTCGGTAAATAAAACCATCTTCCTTGTTCTTAATAGCAAGACGGTCACGTTTGCCTAAAGAGGCACGTTGGGGACGGGCACTAGCCACACTTGGAGTTCGAGCCATGATATTCTCCTTACTTGAGGCCCTTAACGGCCTTTAGATCAGCAATATATTTTTCTTTGGTCAAAAGACCGGAACGTACTAAATCGTTCATAACTTTACGCTCTTGTTCATTTAAGAACGAATCGCTTTCTTTTCCAGCAGGTTTACTTGTTCCTCGACTTTGCTCCACAGAAGGAGCGTATTCTTTGTTTGGATTTGTAAACTTAGCCGGGAATTCTTTACGTACAGCTTGTTCCACTTGTTTTAGAACTTCTGTAGGAGTAAGCCCCTGGCTTGCTAACGTAGTACCAACATCATCCGCAAATTTTCGCATGTATCCTGTGGTGTTATACCAAGGATTACGTGATTGGAATGCTTGCCATTCAGGATGTACAACTGTTTCTTCAACAATGGGTTGATTCTTTACTTGTTCAATTTCAACGACCTTGGCTTCGGCCTTTTTAATCTCATCATCAAGTAATTCAAATCGCTCACCATCACCATCCGAAAGAGCCTCTTTACGTTGGTTTTTAAGCTGTGCTAAGGCTCGCTCTACTGCAGCCTGTTCTACTCTAGTGTAGTGTTGTTTAAATGTCTCTAAAGCCTTAGTTACATTCTTGATTTGTTTGTTTTGGGATTCAATCTTTTCAAATAGAGGCTGTCTACGGACAAACTCTTTTGCATCAATAAAATCCTCTTCATCTCCATGAAACTCGTCCTTTGGACGCCAGCCCATTGCAATTGCTCGTTGTTCAATGGCGGGGCGCTCTGTAGGAGTTTCTGTACCCTCTGGTAGGTTGTCTTCTAGCATTTTAATCCTTAAAAATTGCAACAACGTCTTCGTCGTTGATTACGAGGAATACATCCTCTGAACCGGGTTCTTGAATAAATTTACCACCAAACTTTGCGTATGCAATTACATCGCCCTCAGCAAGTTGCCCTACATAGTCCTCATGGCATTTGGAACCAATTTGTAGCACAGTACCTTTGTCAACGTTAATTTGCTCTTTACGTTCAGATAGTTCGGTAAGGATAATTCCTGCTTTACGGGCAGAATCAAACAACTTATCGTGTTCTTGAATTTTAAAAGGTTTAATAAGGATTCTACATCCTGTCACAGTAATGGTCATTAAAAGCCCTCTACGGTAAAATCTTTTGGATTAATATCTGCTAGTGCCCGTAAATACCCTTGTCGGTATTTTAATGTGTCAGTATCCCAGGTTAACACTTCGGCTAAAATATCTGAAATACGTTTGTCTATTGCTTGGGCAAATAAACGAGTTACCTCGTTGGTTTTCCACTCTTGGATTTCGAGTTCTGAGATGATGATGCGGCCTCCTTCTGTTGAGACATTTTCTGTTGATGGGCTTGTTCTTTCTGAACCAGGCCCTGTTGTGCTTTAGTACGTTCTGCCGCACTAAAGATGTTTGCCATCTGAATATCAGAGGCAGATTTAATCATGGCAGATTCCTGCTGCTGTTGCATTTTCTGTGCATGAGCTTGGGCTTCCATAGCCATTTTCTGTTCAGCATTCCGTCCTTCTAGTTCCATCTTAGCTTGTTTCATTTGAATGTCAACGGCTGCCTTCTGTTGGTCAGCTTGCATCTTCGCTTGAATAGCCATCATCTTTGGATCAGGAGGAGGAGGTGGAACTTGACCACTTTGAATAACTTCATCACTAAAGAGTTCTTGCCAGTTAGGCTGTTCTTGGGCTTCTAGTACCCGTGAAATAACCTTAACAGGATTGAAAATAGGACCAGCTACTTGAAGCATTTCCATAAGGCCTTGGGCCTTCATGAGTTTTTCTTGTTGGCTTGCTGCATTAGGATCAGCTCCAGGAGCTACGTCACAAGCAGCACTATCAAAATCATCAGGACTTACTTCCATGTCAAGAACAGTGATGTACTTATTAGGATCAAGGTAAGTGCTATTCAGCTCAAAGACCTTATCAAACTCTTCAGAAAGAGCACGGAAAATCCGCTTATAAACAGCAGTGAATACTTTCATCCCCTGCTCTACAGTGGCCATCGTAGTTGTGGCCGGAGTATTCTGGCCAGGCATTTTCCCCGTAAAGATTTCTGCTACGCTGGCAAGCTCTTTCCCAGAGGTAATAAGGGTCCCCATGAGTTGGAAGAGTACGGATGACGGTTCTTTAGTTGGTAGAGGAACAATTTGCTTGCGAAGGTCGTCTGCTGTTGCATTAACGGGCCGCCATTCGCCGGGACGCAAAGATTGATCGCCCATCTTGACTCGTAGTGCTTTACCAATAAATCCTGACTGAAGGTTGTGTAAGTGGCCACTATCCACCAATTGGTTAATTAGAGTGTTGACACTCTCGTTAATAGGACCAAGAAGCACACCAAAACCAATGTCATAAAAACTACCATCAGGGTTTGGAATAAATCCAAACTTGGTGTACATTTGAATTGGCTTAATTCGTGCAACAGAACCATCTTCTTTAAGCTGTAAATCCTTTTGTAAATATCGGGGGCTCATACGTAAGAGCTTACCAGAGTTATACTCAAAGGTAACTACATAAGGTTCTGCGTACCCGTCATCATCCAAACC